TTATTAAAGACAACGTATCTGGTGGGGAGTGGGACTGGGACATTTTGGCAAATGAGTGGGATCAAGAAGAACTAGAAGAATGGTGACTTGATGTACAATTTGAAACAGTAGAGCCAGAAGCTGAGGAGGATGATTTTGAAGTAGATGAAGGAATCAAGACTGATATTGTACTTTGAGACTTATTCGAGATTTGACCTCATAGATTACTTTGCTGAGACTCTACGAACATAGATTATGTGAATAAGTTGATGAATGGAGAGAAGGCAGATATGGTATTTACTGATCCGCCTTATTGAATATGACTCGATAAAGAATGACAAACTATTTGAAAAAGCCAAAAGTATTGAGCAGTATTAAATGATTGAGATAATACAGTAGCAATAGATGTATTCAATCTAGTTTCGTGACTCTGAATAGAGATATTATTTTTCTGGTGAGCAAATCATTATTCAAATATTTTACCGTCTTCTCCTTGTTGGATTGTATGGGATAAGCAATGATGAAAACATGTTACTTATGCAGATGTTGAGTTGTGTTATTCTAATATTGATGCACCTGCAAGAATGTTTACTCATATATGGGATTGATTCAGAAAAGATAGTGAGAAATGAGAAAAGCGAATACACCCAACACAAAAGCCAGTTAAACTAATTGAAGAAATATGGAAATACTTTGATATAAAAGCAGATAAAGTCCTAGATTTATTCTGATGAAGTGGCTCTACAATGGTAGCTTGTCATCAACTTAATAGAAAATGCTATATGTCAGAACTTGACCCAAAGTATGTTCAGACTATAGTAAACAGAATGATTAAACTTGATTCGTCAATACAAGTAAAAAGAAACGGAAAAGTGTATAAAAAAACAGAAATTTAACAGAAATTTATGCAAAAAGAAAAAGTATGAAACCCAAATCTTGGAAAACAGGCAAAAAAAGCAGGCACTACTTTTAAGAAATGAAAGAGCTGAAACCCAAAGTGAAGACCAAAGAAGGGCATAGCTCTTGTCAATGCAGAGATGGAGAAGATGGGGTATTCACCTGCTACAAAACAGGACATCGAAGCGAATTATATGGCGATGATCCAGCTTACCCAACAACAATTGGAAGCTTATGGGAAAGACAATACTAAGCCAATGATAATACGAATTATTGCAAAGAGCATGCTCTCAGGGAAGGGCTTCGATGTCATCGAAAAGATGCTTGACCGTGCTCACGGAAAGGCAACACAACGGGAAGAGACGAGCATGAAGGTGGAAGGGCTTTGATATGTGCTATCAGACGAAAAGCAAAAAACCATTGATAGACTTATCGAAAAAAAACTATGGAAGGAAAAAGAAAAAAGGAACAAGAAATAGGATCATCTCAAATACGAGAATGGATTAAAAACGACAAGGCGTACCGTCTGCAATATTTTGAGCATGACTTTACGTCTTTTTTTACATATCATTGGGGATGGGATTTGAAAGAATTCCACGAGAACTGGCTCCAGTCTATGGAGGATGGATACAACGTACTCCTCAAATGATTTCGCTCATCAAGAAAGACTACCATAGCGAGAGGATACGCGGTATGGTGCATATGTTATCAAAAGCATGACTATATCGCTGTCCAGTCATTCGAAGATACACTATCATGAGCATGGGTCCATCAAGTCGCAAAAATGCTTTTGGAAGACTCAATAATCAATGATTACGGTATTCTTTTCCCACTTGAGACGAAGAGAGAGGATCTTGCAAAGAAATCAGTATCAAACTTTGAAAGCACGAATGGAGTGAAGATAGAATCAAAGTCACTCGGGCAAACGCTTCGATGAGCCAATGTATACAAGCGATGAAAGTGAGCAAAGCGACCAACCCTCCTTTTTCTTGACGATATCGACGTAGAGAAAAGTGTCAAAAATATCGATATTATCGACGACAACGAAAGAAAGATATCAGGGGAAACGATAGGGTCATTGGATGCAAAGAAAAGACAAATCATCTTCCTAGGGAATGTGATCAATGAAGACGGTATCGTTCCAAGATTTGTGAAAAAATACAAAGGCAAGAAGTCTTGGCACGTCTACGAGCAACCACTCATATACGAAGATGGGAGGAACGCCTGGCCTGAAGAATTTACCGAAGATATAATCGAAAAAATCCTTGAGGATGAAGGACAAACGTCATTCAACCAAAACTATAAGCTTATCCCATACGTCGATGGACAATCAATCATACCACGATCTCTGATAAAGACGACCGACCGATATCCGACATGATGCAGGATAACAATAGGAATAGATCCAGCGTTCTCTCTAAAAACTCAAAGCGATGCGATAGGAATATGTGTGACAGCACACCTGAATGGCAACAAATATGTACTCGCATTCTACGAGCTACTTGCTACACAAAAACAAGAAAAAGTATACAGGCCATTTATAAAGCAAGTATACAATACATTCGGTGTTATAAGGATAAGAATAGAGAACAATAATGGCGGAGAGATAATCGGAAGGCAACTACAAGAGGATGGAATGGCTGTCGATATCATCACAACTACAAAAGACAAAGTGACACGCCTGAAAGAGAAAGAGTCATGCTTCACGCGATGAGAAGTGTACTTCCTCCCATGAACAGAAGAGCTTCAAGATAGAATCGTGAGATTCCCGAACGTAAAACGTGACGATATCGTCGATTGATTCGTTCTCTCACTCGATGACGTGACTGATATTTTCATCGGATGATTATAATTTTGAAAATAGAGAAACCGAAGTATAATATATAAAAATTCGCATTCACTTAACTTTGCATTTATGAAACTTTTCTGATATGAGTTATCTCTCAAGAGGAATGGAAGTCCGCTCGAAGTGAAAAAGCACCCGTATGATACGACATATCTCGGATTCGATGGAACTATCGTAGATGGGAAAACGATCATGAGAAATAATTCCATGTACCATAAAATGTACAGGGTGAATACTGATATCAGACGTGCTATCACTGAAAAGCAAGAGACCTCTATGAAAAACGGATATGAAATCCGTCGTTATGTAGAAAATTCGCAACGAGAAAAGGTGATAGATGCACCTCTCTGGAGCGATGCAATGGAAGCATCATGAGGAATCAACAAGATAAAGAATGCTATCATTAAGAATCTGGACCTATTCGGAAACGTATATATCCGAAAAGCAAGAAATATCCGAAAGGGAATTGCAAAGTATGAAGTCCTCGATTCTCGTCATGTCAGTATAGTCACTGACTCTTTTCTCAATCCGATACGATACCAGTACAAGAATCCTGCAAAAAAGGGAGCAATTGACACGTATCCAGCCGATGAAATATTTCACTACTACGACGATACCGACATGGACAATCCAATGTTTGGTATATCTCCACTCGAGACGATAGTCATCGACGTACTTGGAGATGAGGAAGCAAATATGTCGAATTATGCGTTTTTTGATAATGATGGAATCCCAAGCTCTCTCTTTATTCTCAAAGAAGGATTGACTCCAGAGGCGCAAAAACAAGCTCTTGAGAATATCCGAGAACAACTCAAGTGAGGAAGTAATAAATATAAAAGCCTTGCATCCACTGCAATCCTGGACATAAAACAGATTTCACAGGCTCACACCGATGCGAACTTCACAAAACAGAGAGAGATCACTACCCAAAAAGTCTCTGTGGCTCTCGGTGTTCCTCGCTCAATCATGTGATATATTGACGATGTGAACTATTCAAATGGAGATACTCAGTACAAGAAATTTATTGAGAATACCATCAGGCCACTTGAAAGAAGGCTCGCATTTATATTCGAGACTCTCCTCCAATGAGATTTTGGAGAATACAAAGCGCTTACATTCAACGTAATAGACGAGCATATCGATGACTTCGAGCAGAGATGCAAGATAGCACGAGAGAACGTCAAGAATGGAATGTGGACAATCAACGAGGCGAGACTCTATATCGGATATGAAGCAATCACAAACGAAATGGGCAACGAAGTACTCGTAGGATCCAATACAAGACTCCTGGATGATTTACTCCTTTGAACTCCAACGACAGCAACGCCAACCGAGCCAGCTATATCTCAATAATCCTATTATTTATGGAAAGAGAAGAATTTGACCGCCTCGAATGCGAGGCTAATGGACACACTCCACACCATGTCGCATGACAACTCAAAGCGGAGAGAGCTCAAAGACTCATGAAGATATTAGAGAGGGAAGAACTAGGAAAGCTCGAGCCATGACAAGCTCCAATATATACTCAATATGTATCACGAGACACCCCTAGAAATACACTCTTGTAATATGCTTCTCAGGAAATCCCATGAGTTAGTACTCTTGAAGCGAGAAATGGCTCAACTCATACAATCGTGCCAGAATGCGGAAGAAAAAGACATAGAATGACTAAGGGAAAGAATCGATGCGCTTGCAACTAGGATACAAGAAACTCAAAGGATTGTAAACTCTCTCATAGATCCAAAAAACTCAATATATCTCTAAAATGACAAAACGTGAAAGATACATACGAAACCAAGAGGCCATAAAGACAAGAGCTATTTATAAATTGCTCCAAGAGCAAAAGAAAGAATTTGTGAAACTCTTGGAAAAACAAGATAAAAAGGCTCTTTTCTATACAAAAAAAGGAATAGATGGGGATATTATCGACCCTTTTCTTGAGAACATAAAAGCCATGATTCCTGAGTACCTTTTTACAGCTTTGCCGAAGATAATGCAAGAATGAGCAAAGGAGCCAATACAGAGATATAAAGAACTTCTCCCAGATGACTATGCGCTTGCTTTTGATATAGAAACCGAGCCAGCATCTCAATATCTTACAGAACTTGAAGACCTTCACTTGAGTCAAAAGAAGTGAAGCATCCTTCGTACGACACGAGATGAACTTCGGACAATCATGGCAAATTGAATTGACGAGGGTATGAGCTATACAGAAATTGGAAAGCAAATACTTGAGAACGATCCGTTTGTTTTTTCCAAAGCTCGAGCAAAGACGATCGCTGTGAATGAAATTGGCAGGGCGTACTGATGGGCAAACCATGAGCCTGCAAGAGTACTTCAAGAAGATGGATACGTCATGGAAAAATCATGGCAATCAAGCGATGATGACAAAGTTAGGCCAACACATAAAGAAAACGAAGACGATGGATGGATACCATTCGACGATACATTCTCTGGAACAGGCGACCAATTCGCTCCAAGTACTGAGGATATAAATTGTCGATGTACTTCAACTCATCGAGTCACTGGAATTTCAGACTGAAAGAGTATCCATGCTATACCAAGAGGAATGACAGGGATAGAGATTAAAAAAATCTTTGAAAATCTAAAAATCCGAGTATAATATGGCAAAGCACCGCCACGCTCTCAGGAGTTTGGCGTTTTATTTTCTCAAAACTACTTCATATGAACATGCTATACTTCCAGGCAAAGTTTCTCGCAGAGAGAAAAGGTGATACAATCACACTGAATGGATTCGCAAGTACAGGGGACATTGATCGCGTAAAAGATAAAGTGCTTCCTACAGCATTCACGAAGACTCTACCACTCTTCATGAAAAACCCAGTGATGCTTCTTCAACACGATGAAGACAAAGTCATCTGAAAATTCACTGATGCAAACGTAAAAAGCAACGGCCTTGAAGTAGTAGGGGAAGTAATGTACGACACCGATGGGTGCATGCAAAAGATTGCAGATGGAGTGCTTTGAGCATTCTCAATCGGATTCTTCACAAAAGCATACCAATACGAGGATTCTCTCGGACATGTCATCTATAAAAACGACGAAGGTCTCATGCCAGGATACTCTTGGGATGATGTATATTCACAAGATACAATTCGTGTTATCACAGAACTTGATCTCGTAGAAATATCAGTCGTCGCAACTCCAGCAAATCCATACGCTCTATTCCAAGTGGCAAAAGCATTCTTTGCAGAGGAGACCAAACGTCTCAAATCATTGAATCGCAAATGAGCTCCAAACGAATACGGTGAAGGAGAAAATGAAGAACACAAAGAAACTCCAGAAGGAGAAGTAATAGAAAATGCAGGCACAGCGCCTGAAGTTATAAATCCAACCCCTACAGGAGAGGAAGTGCCAGCTGGTGAAACTCCAGCACCCGTCGAGGGACAGGCTCCTGAGGGATGAGAAGACACCCCTGGTGAAAGTCCAGAGGAAAAGCCAGAGGACACACCTAAAAGCGTGACTCTCGAAGATGTGAAAGCCATCATTGATACTGCGATAGAAAATGCAGTGAAATCTCTATCCGAGGCGTTCGAAGCAAAGATGCAAAAGATTACCGATGACAATACGTCATTAGTATCAAAAGTATCTGAGCTCCAGGAGAAATCCACGGCTATGGATAAAGAAATTAGAAGCATTGAAGTCGGTCCAGGTGTCACAAAATCTATTTCGCAAGGAATAGTAATCACCGACGAAATGGTAATGAAATCACTTCGAAGGTAGCATCATTTATATTTTCACTTTTTCTTCCTATGTCTTTTCAAGATTATAAGAATCGTGTCCTGAAATCAGGCGCAAAACAGATGACAGCCATCTCTCAAGCTGAAGGTACAAAGGGTCTTGCAGATGCTCTCTCAATGGAACTCAAGAACGCTGGTCGTTCAGAGGCTGAGTACGATCTCGCAAAAAACCTTGAAGCAAAGGCAATCTCTCTCGGAATGGAATCAAAGGCAAACGAAATCATGCACACTACCAATACTGGATACGGTGCTGAGCTTGTTCCTGGGAACATTCTCATGACAGACTTTCTTGATCTCGCTCCAAAGACAAGCGCTCTTCTCCAATTCTTCCAAAATGGTTTCCATGGGAAAAATATGGATAAGAAGATGGATGTCTCAGTTATCGGAGAACTTCCACTCCACCAGCTTATGGCTGAGCAGACAACTGGAGCATTTGCAATCGCTCAAGGTCTTGGAAAGCTTCCAACTGCAAAGGTAACAATCGAACAAAAAGAGCGTTTCTTTACAGTGGATATCTCAGAGTACGAGTCTCGCTTCGCCATCGTAGACCTCCTCGCAATCATTAAGGCAAAACTCGCTCAGAGTGCGGCTAATACAATGATTTCTGACTTCATCAACGGTGATACAGTGCTCACTGCGAACACTAATATCAACCTCATCGATGGAACTCCTGCAGGAACTGAGTCGTATACTGGTGCTGACGGTCTTCGTAAGACAGCATTTTCTGGATCTACAGCTGTAGACCTTGGAACTCTTGCCTTCGATGATTACATCACTCTTCAGGCATACCTCAACAACCTTGCAGTAAGTGAAGACATCGCCTTCATCCACTCTACAAAGGCAAAGAATGCGGCTCTTGCAATCACTGAATTCAAGCAAGCATACGTCAATGGAATTAGCTCATCAGTTATAACTGGAGCTCTTCCAAACTTCCTTGGATCAAATGTCTACGTAGATCGCTGGGTACCATCTGCAAATACTGCAGGTAAGGTCTCTGCAACTCCTGCGAACAACTCTAAAGGATCTATCCTTTGTGTTCACAAGAATGCAGTACAGCACGGAACAAACGGAGAATATCAAATCGAAGTATTCCGCGTTCCTGGAAAGGGTCTCCAAGTCGTTGGATACTACTTCTACGGTCATGCAGTCGCTTCGGCTCTTGCTGGCGGAGATCCAACTGTGGCTCTCGGTTACAACATTAGCTAATAGAGATAAGCTCAGAAGTCGTGACAATACGTCACGGCTTCAAAGTTTACTTCTAATCATTATAATATGTCAGAAACCGTCGCATACAAGTACGTCATTGAGAACTCTCACACATATATTCAAAAGACTGAATGAGGACAAAAAGAAAAGGTAGTGACTGGAGAAGTCGTGAACTTTCAAAAAGACCTTCACTCTCGCGCTCGTCTTTTTCTTGCAGGATTCAGGGCATTGGATGACAATGGTGAAGTTACTACAACAGGCTCAAATGATGCCGTAGTCGCTGAGAATAAAGCTAAAGCCAAGAAAGATGCTGATACAAAGAAGAAAGCAGACAAAGAGGAGGAAGCTCAAAAGAAAGAAGACGAGAAAGGTATACAAGTGCCTGATATCGTAGTACCTCAAGTAGAGACTGAAGTCAAAAGTGATGGGGACAATGGAATAAACATCAAAGTAAAATAATCTTTTTATGAAATACGTTACACTCTCAGAACTAAACTCATATCTCGGTACAAGCGGAGAAGATTCTCTCATAACTACCCTATGAAACTACGCTGAGGGTGTTTTTGATACTCTCATTGGCCAAGACCTTGTAGCATGACATGTGAAACAATACTTTCCATGTGGGTACACCGAAGGAAACTACGAAGAAGGTCGAGTATTTTGGCTTAATCGGACAAATATTATCGATATAGTGACAATAAATGGCACAGAACCAGGGACAAAAGACACGAATTATATTATCGAATGACGAAGGCTTGAGCTAAAGAATACACTCGCAACTCCAAATACCTTCCCATATAGATATACAATCGTACATAATTCCTGATACGATACTATTCCCGACGATGTAAAGCTCGCAATATCTATCATAGTAGGCGCTCTCTATAATACAAAGAATGCCAATGGTATATCATCTTATCGCCAAGATTTACTCTCGGTGAACTATAAAGATGGAAATATCCTGGAGTCAATCACGGATACAACTCAGAAATGAGTAGTCCAAGCGATCATCAACAAGTATACAGTCCATACCTTTCTCACATAATGCTACCAACTAAAAACCGCGTCATCTCGGTATCAAGGCTCACGACAACCTGAGAAAAAAGGGCTTACGTGAGTCTTATTACGTGAATGAAAGTATATATCAACCAGTCAACCGAAGAGATACAGTCCTGATTCGATAATCAACCAAGTTTCTATATCCATAAGATGCTCACAGAGGGAAATCATGCAACTATAGACATAGGCGATAGAGTCACGGATGACCAGGGCAACACATTTGATATTCGAGGAAAGTCAGTACATAAATCACTTGTATGAACTCATCACCAGTATCTCTTAACTGAAGCTTTTGAATAATATGGAGATAAACGTAAAAGTGAATGTCAATCTCGATAAACTGGATATGTGAAAGATAAACCAAATCTGACTCGTAAACAGTACACAACGCCTCGTGAAAATGGCTCGGGAGAATGCTCCATATGATACATGAACTTTGAAGAAGAGTATAGGCGCTGAGCCTGGGAATATAACAAAACAAACGACCGAAGCGAGAGTATGATCACGAAAGGTAGTATATGCCGTACGTCGAGAGTTTGAAAACAGGAAAAACCCGAGTAGGAGATTCTATATGAAGCGTACATACGAACAAGCCGAATCAATCGTCAAAGAAGAATTTGAGGGGGCTGTTGCAATCGTTATAAAATCACTATAATCATTTTTATGAGCTACTATTCAATCGCAAACGAAATCCTCGATATACTTGAAACTGTGAGAGATGCTCCTGGAAGCCGTCTCGCATCAGTATACGATACAGAAGTGCCAACGTCTACAACCTACCCATATGCTGTGGTATCAACTGGGGAGGCTACCGAAGAGATCCTCGATACCTCCACTAATAAAACCCTCTACCGTTTCTGAATACGTGCCGTGAATGTCGCTGATGACAAGGCAAGTACTGAGACGACCATGCGAAGACTCGCTGATGACATATTGGCCGAACTTCGCAAAAGGGCTCACCAAAATCTAGGCGGAACGGTGGATAATGTTCTGCCGTTCACGCTTTCTTGGTGATGGGAAAATACGTCATGAACAGTACCATCAAGATACTTTGATATTCGTATCGACGTACTAAAACATTATTCAATTGATTAGCTTTGATTTTTATAAAATCCGAGTATAATATCGGAGTAATTTACAACTATGGCAAAGAACACACCAACAGATACATCAACAGTCCAGAAAGAAAAATACTCATTTCCTGAGCTTGGTATTACTGTCGAAGCGGAAAGCCTCGAAATTGCTACAGAAATGGCGAAGAAACACCCCGACGTAATCTATAATAATAATCTTTAATTTTCTTTTCATATGGCCATCGAAACAGGAAGAAGACATAGCTTCGCGCTCGGTATCGAGTCAACCTCTGGTACTGCAGGAGCGATTGATACTTGGATTCCTCTTGAGGAATGAGTATTAACTCCAAAAACTGATCCAATCATCGACGAAAGTGGATTCAGTACTATATCCGCTGGAGCGGATGCACATGTCACAAAGACATGGAGCGAATTTATAGGAAAGGGAATGGCAAGACCGACATCATTCGGATATCTTCTTCTCCTTGCTCTTGGAACGGCAGGAACTCCATCTCTCGTAGAAACTGGAGTATATACTCATGCCTTCACTGTAAAGAACGACAACACTCACCCTTCTACAACACTAATTCACGACGATGCAACTCAAGAAGAGCAGGCAACGTATGGAATGGTGGACACTCTTGCGATATCTGGAGAAGTCGCTGACTATCTTCGATTCGACACCAAGATGGTAGGGAGAACTCCTACCGATGCCACTGGAAATACTCCAGCATTCACGACTGATACTCCATTTCTTGTATCGAGAGCACAGGTCAAGTTTGCTTCGAACATTGCAGGATTGAGTGGAGCATCCGTGGTCCCAGTACAAAGCTTTAATCTCAATATCGAGAAAAATCTCGAACAAATTTGGTCAACTGAAGCTACTGCAGGAACTGAAGCTGTAGACTTCGCAACTCAACACAACAAAGATTTGAGAGTATCTGGTGACTTTACAATCATCTATAATTCAAAAACTTATCGTGACCTTGCTCTTGCAGGAACTCTCCAGGCAATCGAAATTAAAGTCGATGGAAGATCACTCATCGGAGCAACGAAAAGAGAGGAGCTCACTATCCAACTCGCTTCATGTGTTCTTACAGAATGGGACAAGGATATGGGGAACGATTCAATCGTCACTCAGACATTCGGATTCACAGCCCTCTACAAGCTCTCAGAGACGAAGCAACTCACTGCAACTCTCCAGAACGCTAAAAGCTCAATCTACGCATAATACGTATATTTTATCATATAATTCGCACCGCTTATGTTTATCGAAAGCATCCAAAAGGAAATCACGCTCAATACTCTAACTCACAAAGTGGCAAGAGAGTATAAGCAGGCTCTACTTGAATGAGTCACAGTAGGGACAAATCAAACAGGAGATACACCAAACATAGACCTCCCAATCACGAATCAAATCAAAGCGGAGGAAATCCAAGTCATGTGAGTGACTGGATTAACCCGAGAGGAGCTTGATACAGTGACAGAAGAGGAATACGAAAAGATTCTGAAAGCCGTCAGTGACCATATAGCAAATAAAAAAAAATAATCAATGAGGCTCTTGATCAAGTAAAGAAATACCTCAAAGGTAATCGAAATTGATCTGCTCCCAAAGAATACCTCGATTATATCATGATGACTGAGAAGTGGAAATGTCCACCATCTGTCTACGACGAACAACCTCAGTACATGATAGATTTGCACATACGGATATATGGAGAAGAGCTGAGGGCTCAGAGTATCGAACAAAAGCGACAAGCTCAAAAACTCCATAAATAATCTCTATGAACGAACAGGCAATCGACATCGTAATAAAAGCAAAAGACGAAGCGACAAAAGCAGTCCAGAAAGTCACAAAAAATCTTTGAAATATGAGAGACACTCTCACGAAGGTTTGACAAGTATCTGCAGTCGCTTTTTGAGCGTTAATGATAGCAGTAAATCAAGGAAAGAATGCAATCGAAGAAGATGCCGAAGCTACCAACCGTCTCACGAAGCTTTTGAAAACAGCGAGCAAGGCAACGGATGAGCAAGTATCATCCCTTATAGCACAGGCGGAAGCTCTGGAAAAGTCGACAGTCGCCTGATACGACATGATCGCAACGACACAAAGCCAACTTGCAACTTTCAACCTCCAGGCAAGTACTATCGAAAAACTCACGCCTGCGATCCTGGATTACGTGATTGCGGAAAAATGAGCGAACGCATCATCTGAGGAATTCAGACAAATGACAAACGGTCTTGCTCAAGCTCTCAATGGGAACTTTGCCAGTTTGACAAGGTCTTGATTCGTTCTCGATGAGCATACAAAGAAGCTTATCAAAAATGGTACTGAAGCACAAAAAGCGGATGCTATCGCGAAGGTATTGTCAGGCACGTACAAAGGCTTTGCCGAGGATGCAACTCAGACGGCAATCTGAAAGCAAATTATGCTTAACAAGGCGCTTGAGGATGTAAACAAGCTTATAGCCAGCGCAATCATCCCGATAATGGATGAACTAAAGCTCAAGGTCCTTGTCATGGCTCAAGCCGTTCTCAAATGGACAGAACAGCACCCAGAGCTGACAAAAAACCTTGTTCTTTGAGCCGTAGCCGTCGCATGATTATGATCGGCATTACTTGTAGTCATTCCTATTTTGTCGGCTGTATGGACAGCATTGACCACAGGTATAGTCGTGGTAAAAGCGCTTTGAACGGCTCTCATGTTCCTAGCTACCAACCCGATTGGTATCATAATCACAGCGATTGCAGGCCTTGGGCTTGCTTTATACTACGCATGGAAAAACTGGGATGAGATAAAGCTCAACCTGGTACTTGTATGGCAACAAATCAAGAGAGACGTATCGTCTATAGTAGACTCCCTTGTGACATGGCTCACGAGTACATGGGAGAATATGTCAAAGACTGCGAAAGAATGGGCATGAAATATGGTCCAGATGTTTATCGATGGTCTCAAAGAGAAAGTACAGGCCCTCAAAGATTGACTCGTACAGATAGCAACTACGATCCAGGATTATCTTGGATTTCACTCTCCAACAAAAAAATGACCATGATCTGAAGCACATAAGTGGATGCCAAATCTCATAAACATGCTCGCGATAGGTCTTGAGGAATGAAGGGGGAAAATAGATGCAAAAGCGAAAGAGATCGCTGGAGCTCTCACAGCTATAGGTACAAAATTCAAAGTTTCTGACATTGCTAATACTCTCGTTTCTATTTCTGACAAAGCAAAAGAATGATTTTCGAACGTCACGAATAATATCCAGAACTCTATCGATAAAATAAAGGGATTAAAGACAGAACTCGAGGGAATAAATGCACAAATTCAGACATTATCTAGCCAAAGAAAATGAACAGAGCAAGAATGAAAGCAGGCTCTTGCGGAGAGAACTATCGAAATAGAAAAGCAAATAGCTTCTATCAAAGCGGATTCTGATGCTATGGCAACAGTAGAAGGGAAAGAAAAGCTCAAGAAACTTCAAGAAGAGCTCGATTTTGCAAACGTATTTCTCACCACTCAGGAAAAGGCATTCGCTCTACAACAAATGAACAGGTCAGAATCTCAAGTGATTCTCGATAATATGTGGAAAAAAATGGGAGAGCTTGATATAGAGATAATGAAGCAACAACAACTCGCGAAAGAAAAGAAGGAGGCTATAAAGGCAGAGCAAATACTACAGAAAGATTTGACTGATGCGAGAATCGCTCTCGACAATCAATACTATAAATTGTTCCAACAGCATATCGAATGAGCCAAGTCTAGTATACGCGAGACGATAGCTCTTATGTCACAGCTTAACAATATGGGATGATGAGCGTTTCTCTCAGGAGCAAGAGCAACTGGATGAAGCGTGAAGGCATGAGAGCCATATCTAGTAGGAGAAAGATGACCAGAGATCGTGATACCAAAGTCGGCAAGTACAGTCATTCCAAATGGAAAGATGTGAAGCGGAGTGAATGTATCAATAAATTTCGGAGGAGTATCAGTACGAAACGACGGTGATATTCAGTCGATAGCAAGAACAGTCGAGAACTCGCTCATTAGAAAGCTCCAAGTCTATAAACAAGGTATATCATAACGGATAAAATATGTTCAACAACTACGCATTCAACGAAAGTACATTCAACGAAACTCCTGTGGTGGTGCCAACTACCCAGGATTCTATCGTATTTGATGGATACTCATTACAAAATGCGAATATTATCACTTCAAAAATTGACTATGATAATCAAGGGCAAATAGAGCTCAACTCATTCAACTTCCCAAGAGTCGATGGAGGTGGAGTACTCTCAAAGTTTTATAGAGGGCGAATAATCACCGTCAACTGTACGATAAAATCGGACACTTCAGTGAATTTCAATACGCTCCTTGATACTACAAAGAAAAGCCTGAGAAAAACAGAATGATATCTTGAGATCACTGTGAACTCAGAAATCAGAAGAATAAAAGCAACCTTGAGAAGCTTTGAGGTACCCCGTGAACACTACAACGTAAACTTTTGTCCAGTAAAGATTGAGTTTGAAGCGCTCGAGCCATTCTTTTATACACTCACTGACCAGGGATATGTCATCGTGGATACTGACAACTCGAGAGAGATTGAGCAGGAAATGATATCATACTCCGAAAGAACTCCTGCAATAAAGACACTTACTCCAATTGGAACTCAGGATACATGGGATGTGAATCAACAAGCGACAGGTAGTGTCAATGGGATATGATTTGCTATCACTGAGCAATATTACGCTCAATCATTCGTTCCTACAAAGCGAAAATTCGCATGACTCGTATTTCAAAAGCAGGCAAATACAGGAACTCCGACATCAACTGTGAATGTGGCAATTTGTACGAATAATGCGTGATCACCTAGCACGACGGTACTTTGAAGCGTGACTATAGCATCGGCAACGTGGAACGCCATCGCGGATGGTGCTGAGTATACAGTGAGACTTCCATTAGATTTGACACCAGGGACAACGTACTGGATTCGATTCTATTCAAGTACTGCAGATAATCTTAACTATAGGAATATCACAAGAAGTACGAGCGGATCATGAGTAAAATACTCCCAGGATGCAAGCACATGGTCAGTACCTTCTGCTCGAACAATATATCACAAGACTCTTTATTATAAGCCTTGTACTACAATCGGAGCAAAGGTAAACTGACAATCCGTAGAGATAAGCGCGGATTCGGATGGATTCCTTGAGTGAACAACGCTCGACCTAGAATCAGGAATATGGACATTCACCGACTCAGTAAACGACAACACTGTTCAGAACAATATGTACGTAGAGCGTAGCTCAGGATGTACTTTTTCAAGTAATACGGTCCAATTCTCTGGATCAACTCAGTATTACAAAATGAAGGTAAACTTTGGATTGCCTTGCGCTATCGATATGACGTATTCGATTGAATTTATTACCAATAATACCATATCGTACTCATACGATGACGTGACATACTATACTCTCGGAACGCTTGTATCATCAGGTGGAAGCTTTACTGTTCCAACTACTGGAAGAACTCAGGTATATATCAAAAATACTGCGAATGCAAACTGAAGCATGACGAGTCATTCAGGAAGCGTGAAACTAGATGTATCAAGCCTGGCAAAGCTGTACAATTACCCGACATGAACGGTAATGAGTAAGGTATATACAAAAACGCTTTTGACTCCAACAACATCCGCTACATACAGGGCGAACAAATTTTGATTCCCTGCAATAGAGTACTCAAATGGTGATTATCAATTCCTTGACGTAGACCCAAGATGAGTATCAGGAGTGGTCCAATTTTCGGAAGATGGAATCTTGTATACAACGGTCGCAGATTGAGCAAATATCGCTCTGACTTCTACACAAAGTCCGATGGTATTCACAAGAATTACTATCACTGTGAATCGAGTACTTCTTGGATCTGATGACTTCAACAACGATAGCGATAAAGATAGTAGTAGAAATCAGACGGTTTGATATTACTCAAATCCTACAACTGTCACAAATATCGCTTCACAATGAGGGCTTCTTATCAATATAGATAGTGCTACAGGGGATACTCCAATTACAGATGACGGATGGATTGAAAATCAAAGATATGGATGGTATCTTGATAGGTTCACTTTCTCTGTATCTGCTGAATATGATACAGCAGTCACTAGAACATGAGCAAAAACGCTAAAACTTTCAACTACTACAACAGCTTGAACATGTATTGCAATGACTGGAGATAACAGAGCAAACCCATATGTAGGTACTAAAAACTTGCTCTTCCCAATAAAAGCAAGTACAAAATACCGCTCTTGAATATGGGTAAAAACTGATAATATTGTAAGTTGAAGCGTTAATTTTAGAGTATTTACATTCGATTCTAATTATGCAAATCGTACCGATACATTTACTGCTAATACACTTGCTGGTACTAATGATTGGACACTCCTTACAAGAGAATTCACTACAAATGCAGCTGCAACATGGTGAGTTTTTGAGCTAACTAACCAAACAGCATGAAACGTATCTGATGCTTGGTTTGATGTTAACTCTATGTTTCTTGAAGAAGTAGTAGAGCCAGCAACTGGAAGTACATCTGTCACGACTATACCACTCGGGGACACACTCAGAAACTACGTATATCAGAAATTTCAACCACTCAATACAGAGATTACAGGATTTTATATCAGAAAATGAGCAAATACATGATCATATACAGGGGATGTGACACTCAAAATCCGCTCAGATAGCTCTTGAAATCCTGGCGCTGTCATCACGACGGTCACTATACCAAATGCGACATGGAATGCGATTACAACGAATGAGGATTATTACGTGAGAATCCCTGCGACATTATCGACATCACTTATATACTGGCTTGAAATAAACTCGAGTACTTCGAATGCTTCAAACTATACGAGCATTTATGCAACGACGTATACCGACGGCAATCGGCTCAAGTATTCTCCAGATAACTCATATATACTCACATCAGAGAGTGCCATATATCATAAGATTACCTTCGAAGGTACTTCTGAAAGAGTGTATGGAGAGGTAAACCATGCGTGAACTGCGAGGTCAAATCCAAAGTTTTATATCTCTGGAAAAAGCCTTTGTGATATCACTTCACTCGCTTTGACTTTCGATAGCAAAGTACTGACCGTCAATGCTACGATTGTCGAATCCGATATCATCATCATCGACTCAGAGAATAAGACGGTCACGAAAAACGGAACAGAGATTGATTATACTTGAGTATTCCCAGTATTTGAGCCAGGAACAAACTCATACTATATAGACTTCACATGAGTCGCTGTCGTCGATATCCAAGTCACACTAAAAAAGAACTACTTATAATATGGAGAATCAAAAAAGCTATAACATAAAAATATATTCGCTTCTGGGAGTGTTCCAAAAGACTCTCCCTGATACCGCGATCATGAGCGATGTACGATTCACGAGCCAGATAAACGGATGACAATGAGAATTGACCGTATCCCTTGCTCTTTCTATAGATACTACCCTCGTATCATATAACAATATCGTAAAGGTATATGAAAGCGATGAAAACAACAACGGAGTACTCATATATTCAGGGGTCGTCACGAATATAAAAAGAAGCTCGACCGATAGATGAGATATAGTGGATATTCGAGCTCTCGGGCTTGCATCCATGATGACGTGGATATTTTACTACTCAGGCGCGTACACTTTCTCAAAGAGCTACGAAGCATCTATCATAATGAAAGATATGGTGGATTATTTTGCGACCCAATATCCAGGAATTATCTCATACGATGCAAACTCAATTGAGAATACTGGTCTTGTATCGTATATCACTTTTGAGTATGCAAAATGCTTTGAATCAGCGAACAAGATACAAAGTACGACACCATTCTGGTGGCATGTAGACTCATCAGGAAAATTCCACTTTCATCCATCGACATGAGCGATCGGACAACTCGAACACATATTCACCGTATGATATGACATAGAAAATATATCCATAGAGGAAACCACCGAGGATGTCGTCAATAGGTATATTCTCACCTATGCTGGGTGATCTACATATACAGCAAACGATGCAACAAGCCAGACGGCATACTGAATCCATGAGTCGCGAGAAACTAATAGTGACATAAATGATCTCACAACTGCGACTAATACAGCAAGCGCATACGTGACAAAATACAAGAATCCAAAAAGGCGTATTACCATTGTAGTAAACGAAAGATACAATATAGAGACTATCAGGCCATGAGACCTTGTGACAGTAATGAACTTCTCGTATTCTATTTCGTCTTTGCAGATTCAGAAAATCGAATATAATAGTGACAAAATAATTATTGAGCTTGAGCAAATACAAAGTGTCGCTCAAGAGATTAAAAGCTAACCATTTCACCTATGCCATTCACTCGCTATAGAACTCAGAACAACGCCAAAGGTACACTTCTTGCATCCATAGCATCTACAGGGGCGACAACGTTCTCTGTACAGAGTGGACAAGGTGCAAGATTCCCGAGCGTATATCCATATCTTCTTACTATAGAGGAAAGAGATGCAAACTCTCCATATTCTGTACTCAAGAGAGAGATGGTCAAAGTGACAAACCGCTCTAGTGACACATTTACATGTGTTCGAAGTGCATGAACGTGCCTACCGTCAGACTCAAGCTCTACTCCAGGAACTACGGCATATACTTTCACGAATCCTGCAAATACAAGCGTTTCTCTCGCTGTATCATCAGAAGTAATAGATGATATACAGTTAGAAATCTTGAACAAGCTTGCAAGTGTTGGATGACTCAGAACTGGAATGACGGCAAATGCTCTGATGACAACAAACGGAAGCGGAGCGGAACAAGCTCAAGCCATGACTACAGATTCAAGCTTTCTTTCTACCGATGAGATCCTCAAAAGAACAGCATGAGGAAGCTGGGTACGTACTCCATATTCTGTACTCTCGGCAAGTCTTAATACTATCAATAATCCAGTACTCCCAGCATGAGAAGCTCTCACCGCTGGAGATTTTGTATACCAAGAAGACATGGTGACGACATACCTCCTGTGTACAGCATGAGCAAAGACAACCGTAGAAACCGTATGAAACTCAAGTGCAAATACTCGCAAAGCCATGAGAATAATCGGAAACGGTGTATGATTCACGACTATGAAGCTCGGAGTATACAAGACAGGAACGCCTGCGGATAACTTCGAAGTAAGAATCGAAACCGATGATTGAACAGGAAAGCCAAGCGGAACTGCCGTGACAAACGGTACGGCAAGTGTGGCAGGATGATCACTCACGACAACCGTAGCGGATACGACGTTCACGTTTGGAGGAACTGTGACACTCACTACAGGAGTAGTATATCATATCGTGGTACGAAGATCATCAGGATTGGATGTAGGAAACTACTTCAATATGGTGTATATCAATAAAAACGTTCGCGCATTTACAACCCGGGTATACGATGGTGCAAACTGGTGAAGTGCTGTCACAACAAAGACAATGTATGCGACAATCACTGGTGCTTACACTTCTGTTGCATGTGAAACGAGCGCGTCATTTATTGAGCAATCATACTTTATGGGGCAAGTCACAAGCGCTTTTGCTGTATGAGCTCAGGCATCTATACTCAAGATTGGAGTATCAAGAACACTTACTGGATTGACCAAAAACGCTGGGTATTTCCTCTCGAACACGGCATGAGTGATATCAACAACTCCAGGAACTATAATCAGACAAGTATGATTCACAGACGATAGAACTGATGCAATATATATCGTTCCCCAGGAGGACAACGTCACATTTTCTGACACAAATAATGCTGTCTACACTACATTCTATACATGATCAAGCTTTCTTTGGAAGGCTGATTTTTCGTGAACACTCTTTGTCACGCTAAACGTGTCGGGAGGATAAACACTTCAACTCTTCAAAAATGGAACGGCAATCAGAAATTTGCCTGCATGGTGAAGTGCGACAACCGATACTGTGACAGTCGTCCCATGAGATGTTATTTTTGCTTTCTCAGATACTGCAAACGTCGTCATCCAGACAGTCACTCGTCTACAGCCAGTCGGTCGATATCTTGCTACATAATTAACACACAATATATGGTCACTATCACTCTATTCCAAGATGGAAACGGAATCATCTGAGCAGATTACTCAAGTAGAGAAAACGCTATTTGAGCTTTTCTTATATCCGATGAGGATGCCTCTCTCATTGAATCTAATACAGATGTAAAGTACGAAAAATGAGTACTGACTATCGGAAAGAAAAAAGTAGACTTTGAAAAAATCGAGCCAAAGTCCGAAGAAGTAATATTGGACAATCAAAGCAACGTAGAATCAAGAAAGGATGCTTTGCAATATGCAATGGATATCATCCGAGATGAGATAGATACGAAGCTCAGAGAAGTACACGTATGTGAAATCCTCAAGGAAAGCACCGAGGTACATTTTGCAGTAATAGACCAATTGAAAGAAAAGTATGCAGAGATAAAGAAGGAATATCTCGAGCTTTTTGCTGAGAAAGAAAACATACTCATTAGTACTGAGGATGCTGTGACCCCGATCGCTGAGGAAGCGGAAACTCCAATAACTGAATAGATATGAAGATACTTTTTTCATCTGCGACAAGGCTGGTGCTTCTTTGGTTTGCCATAGCAGTGTGAGTCTTCACATGGCATGGGATAGTCGACCCAAAAGACTTCATGACTCTTGTTTTTATGGTTTTTTCTCATTACTATGCTGACAAATATAGGAACAAGGAAGAAAAGAATGAAGAGCCAAAAAATAAGGAATTGCAATAGTAAAACTCAAAAAAATTAAGATTTCATTAACATTTATAAATATAATGTCTGACAATACTACAGAGGATCCAAAAGTCCTCGCAATCCAAATCAAAAACATGAGCGACCTACTAGAAAGGCATGAGAAGAACACGGCAAAGCAATTTGATAAAATTGACGAACGTTTCACGTCTCTTGAGACTATGATTAGAAACTTTCACGATAAAGCCGAGGATAGGTATGTCACAAAAGAAAAGTTTGAAGTGCTCGAGACTGACGTATCAGATATACAAAACGAGATAGAAAGAGTTTCATGGTCAGTTATAGGAACATTTTTCACACTTTTAATCGCAGTATGAACGTGGGTAGTCAATAAACTTTTGAAATAATATGTATCCATTCAAAGCAACATTCCCGAAGCCTGCAGAGCATACGCCAGGTGTGAACACTTGTCAGTATATAATACTGCACCATACAGGAACAAAAGAAGGAACAATCAAGGGCGTTCTCGATGGCCTGTATAAGAGAAACGACTACGCATCTTGTCACTTTGTCGTGGATACTAATGGTGATGTATATAAGATAGGCGATCCGAAAGACATTCTCTGGCACGCTGGAGAGTCAAAATGGGGAAAGCTCAAAGACATGAACAAGTACAGCGTAGGGATAGAGATAATCGGTCCGCTCTCAGATGGAGGATTCACAGGAGAGCAAAAACTCGCAGTCAGACGATTGGTCCAGCACCTTATGGCAGTGCTCAATATCCCTTTTACGAATGTGCTTCGCCACAAAGATATCGCACCAAAGAGAAAATGGGATCCTGCAGATACACTCTGGAGTGGCGAATATATCTCATACGAGCAGTACATGGGAACACTCAAGGCGAAAGAAATAAAAACCCTCTAATTATAGAGGGATTTTTTATGCCAAAGTACTTTGCGTGACAAACCATTGACAATTTGCAGGTACTTTGCAGAGACTTTGCGAAGGCTTTGTTGGCTTATGTAAGCGATTGTAAAGAATTTGAATTGACAGGGCGCGTGACAAACGTAGGGGAGCGACGTATGATATCTGGCATAGATGGCTTGTGCGAGAATCCATTCTCAACGACTTTTATAAGTGGCTTTATAACCCCAGAGGAACTCGCTCTTGATATGATGCTCGCTATATCGGAGCGTGAATAGTCAGGATTAAGAACTCGAGCATTACTTGCGCCACGAGAAAACACTTGAATGGAATCGAGGCCAGAAAATATTTCATCATACGTGCTACGTGACACACCGAAGTGATCGCAAAACTGAGTACGCCCGAGTGGATTCCCAGAGAAAAGATAGTCAACAAGCTCGACTACAGGGATACCATGATAGATATCTCCATGTGGAGTGAACTGCCTGATTTTTCCAGATAGCTCATCCAGGAGGCTTTTCCATATTCTCTTAATCAGAATGATTATCATTTTGAAGTGGAAAACAAGTAAAAAACTTGTGAGAATTTTAATTATGGCGAAATTGCCATAATTAAACGCCATGGCGAGTTTTTCTTGACTCTCTGGCATATTGATAAAGATAATGCTGATGAGAAGCCAAGATGCGAGCTTTGCAAACGTCGTGAAGAGTGAAAAGAAAGATGACTCATCAAGGTATCGAAGAAACTTGGAATAAAATATTGAAAACATAGTGTTGATATTAGAGATGTAAATGTAAACGGAAAGGCGTATCTAGTTTAATTTGAGTACTGGGGATGACTGGAGAAGGTCAAGAAGTTTCTCCATAAGGGAAAATTGCTCTTCTGTGACAGTGCCACGATCGGTCACAGTCTCCATGCCTTCAATGATTCGGACAGGGAGTACCATTACGCCAGAGTCGGGGATATGGTCTATTGCAATACTGATGCGTTCATATGTAGATGCGCGAAGCATAGCCTCCAGAGTAGGAACGTCAGATATATTGATAACTGGAGCAAGGGAGCGAGATAGGTCGAGAGTTTGCATAAAAAGAAAAATAAAGAGTAAATGTCGAGAAGACACATATATTATGCCACTATATAAAAGACTTTGCAAGTAAAAAAACAAAGCAGTAAAACCGCACAACAAAGCAAAGAAAGCGAACAAGATAAGTGAACAGATATGAAAAAGTATATAAAAAACTAGACAAATAAGGCGTATTTGATAAGATGAGCGTACTTACTTATAACCGCCAAGTATGAAAAAATGTCGCTCTCATAAGCTCCTAAAGATCCAGGCTGAAAATGCAAGGGCGTTCTATAGAGCAGGCATCCTCTCTCGAAAAGACCTTGAGCAAAAGACTTCGAAGTACTTGGCGAGTATAGGGATGGAACTTCTAACCTTCATAAACCTATGACAAGAATCCAAAAAAGGATAGCGAAGCGAATGCTTTGCAAGGCAAAGATTGCATGAACTATATGTATCATCATTCTCATCATCACAGGAAACGGATACATGAACAATCAAGATTCTCAATATTCCATAATCGCCAAAGCGTAATATGCAAGACATACAAGTATACATCATCATAATCATACTACTAGAAACTGTATGACTCATGACATATGCTTTATATGATAGAAAATTTATGTTCCCCTTTTTTATCGGATGAGTATCAACGGCAATCATTATTTTTTTACTACTCCATATATGATAGACTTCAAACTGAAAGAAACTACTGTAGAGCTCCTGGAATTTCTCAAAAAATCAGACGGTCCATGAGTACCAACACTTCAAAAAAAACTACAAGAAAGGGTATTCAGGGAAATCATGGAACAGGTAAGCCCAGAGGAAGATACGGATTCTGAAAAATAGGCGAAAGCCTTATATGGTCACTCCGACCGCCATACTTTATCCTTAACATTTTATATATGGCCAAAACTCTCTACAGATTCAGTGTTGTCTTGGTAAGTACAGTACTTGCCGTTTGAATTGCAAAGTATCTCTCAGATACATACGGCTTTGATCCATACGTCGCTCAGTTTTCTTCAACTCTTGTGATGACATCACTTGCAGTATACTTCATAATTCGTGACTTGCATAGCTATCGAGTTTTTAATATCTCTCTTTGAGAAATGAAAGAAGGCGAATTGTGAGCCGTCGAAGTACCAATAGATTTCGACAATAAAACTACAGCATCAGTCGAGATCCCAAAGAAAAAGGTAATGAGTGCAGAGACTCGAAGAAAGATATCTGAAAAAGCGAAAATACGTGAACAAAAGAAACGAGAACAAAAAGCTCGATTCGAGAAGACTAGGAAAGTGACTGAAGCAAAAAAGAAAAGAGCATCAGTCAAGAAATAAAACGCCCTCGTCAAGAGGGTGAAGTGGTGGTGGAATAGAATACACACAGGCATCGTAATTGTGTGATAGGTGATGAAATGTACAAATCTATCACAATGCAAGGTGACTATACGATTTGCAATAGCGTACCTCTCGGCGTATGTGCGTAAATGGCATATCGGCAAATCCTTGCCCACTTCACTCTCTTTATGAGAACTCCCTGCACGAGTATAACTGACAGCGATAGGGGTATCGATAATTGTATAGGTAATCCTCTCTTTCGTAGAGAGGAGGCAGGAGCTTTCCACAAAAAGAGTAATGGGAGTGGTATGATAGGCATGCTATTATCATATCAAGCATAAAACAACTCGGATAGCTTCATCCTTCTCTTCACGAGAAAAACTTTATTCCTTTACTTTCATTTTTATGAAGTATATACTTTTAGCTCTCGCTATACTCTCGAGTACTGTGACAGCGCACGGTGCGAACATTATCGGTCCAGGTGGACTTCCTCCAGGTCCTCAGTGCTTCCCATACGTATACTCGTATCGTATCTACATGGATACATTCTCCATGCAAGAAGCGTACGATAATCAGGCTATTTGCCGAAAGTACCGAATGGAAAAATTCGGATACTAGACGATCCTCCATGTGAGGATGCAGGGAGGCATTTGGTAATGTCGACAATGAAAATTGTAGGCATGTGGGGTTAAAAACTCACAGACTCCTTGCATTCTCCTATGGAGATTCTTAACTATAAATTTATGAGAAAATTTCAATTTCATTTGCTCCGAATCTGTATATTTGTATGAGTAATGCAGATATGATATGCAATGGCTCTTCTTGATTGAATGATAATCAAATGTTTATTCGCATTTTTATGAGCATGACTCATGGAACTATATTGCAATAATAGCTTTACATTTCATATGGATCCAGGAGATAAGGTGCTACTCGGGAAAGAAAAAAAGTACTGATTGGAAGTATCGGCACATATAATAGAGTGAGAAAGGCTCGATGGGTTAGTATTAAGAAAAGAGTAATCGATACAATATGGAATACGATATATCAATAATAAAAAAAATTCAAGAAAAGAGAGATGGAATTAGGAAGGAAAGAAAAATGAGTACTTCAGAAAAAGATGACCTTGAGATTTTTTCTCAAGTTTTACATCGCCATCTATTCGGCTCTACTACTTAATTCTGTCGAATTCGACGGAATAGAAAATAGGATCTTTCACATTTTAGTATATAATATAAAGACCTCATATGATCATTGAAACAAGTAATCCAAAAATATTGGGTGACACTGTAAAAAGAATCCGTAGATCGAACAAGATAGATCAAGTGGAATTTGCGAGGAAGGTTTGAGTCTCAAAAAGAACAATGTCCAGATTTGAGACATGAAAATCGAACATAAATACAGAGATACTCATAAAGATATTGCAAACTATTGCAAACTTGAATGGGAAATCTGTGACTTTATCCATAAAACCAACACATGAAACCATATAGAATGGTGATCGCGATAGCAGTATTTATTGGGACATTCCCCATGGACTCAAGCTATGCTAGTGACTCAGTAAACGTTTTTGACTTCATTCAAAAATACGAGTGTGGATCCTGACCAAAGCTTCATGCTTACTTCGATTATAAGTGATACTCTATATGATGCGGAACTCCATCGTATAAATGAGAAGCAATATCAAAAGAAGAGGCGATGAAAAGATTTCGTGGATATGTACAAAAGCGCATAGACCTTGTACAAAAAGATTTCCCGAATGCAAAATGAAACCAGAAAACAGCTCTTGTATCACTTGCGAGCAATAATGGAACGTGCTATAATTACTTTAAAAGATATTGAATCAACGAGTATTCTTGGAGAAATAAATGTGACAAGGTAAAAATCAATGGAAAACTAAAATCCTTGCGAGGCCTTACAATCAGAAGACATAACGAAGCTGATTTATATTTTTGAAAATAAAGTGGACAAAACTGTCCTTTTGAATAGAATCGAAGTATCGTAATTCGCACCGCCATGCAAAGAATTTATAAGCCACCATAATATGATCGCCTACCCTGAAAGAATCGGGGATTTTACCATTATCTCATCTTCTCTATGCCAAAATTTATATCACAACACTCCTGAATATCCGTATACGAAATGGAAGACGGTACAACCGACGTGATAGACTGCTTTGAAAGAGAAGATTAACTATATATCTATGACTACTCAAGAAATAATTAACCAGAGCGTAGACTCGCTCAAAACTGGACTCTTCAAGACCCAGTATAAAAACCTGATTAACTACATGGAATCTGATGAGAAAAGGGCTCAAAAGTTTCTCGGTGCCGTAGTGTATTGCTTCCAAAGCGTAAAATGACTGCAAGACTGTAGTCAAGAAAGCATCATAGCAAGTTTCATGAAATGTGCGGAGCTTGAATTATTCCCGAGCAACGTCACATGACAAGCGTATGTATTACCATACAAAGGAATTGCGCAATTCCAACTCGGATATCAATGACTGGTGACTCTATTTTATAGAAGCGGAGCCAAGAGCATCCGAGCCGAGATCGTATACGAAAATGATTTTTTCGAATATGAGAACGGTGTCATTAAGCACAAGCCAGACCCATTCGCCTCGAAAGAAAAACGAGGGAAAGCAAAAGGTGCGTATGTGATAGTGGATCTCCCAACTGGCGGAGCTGTCGCGAAAGTAATGGGGCGAGAAGATATCCTTGCAATAGGAAAGAAATTCTCAAAAAGCTACGATTCTAACTATTCCCCATGGAATGAGTCAAATGATCCTGAGCTATGGATGTGGAAGAAAACATGTCTAAAGCAAGTCGCAAAGCTCGTACCTAAAAACGAGAGACTTCTGAAGGCGATAGACTATGACAACGTGGAAGATACTGACTTTGACGAGATGAGGAAAAACGATCTCCTTGAAAAAGCAAACAGACAAAGTGAAGCGAGTGTGGCCGACCTCCTTCTCACTACTCCTAAACAAGAAGAAAACAAAGATGCAAGTATATAAAGACCTTGTCCAAGGGACAAAAGAATGGCATGAAGCCAGAGCATGACTTATCACAGGAACTCGGCTAGAACGTGTGATGAGCTCCAGAGAATCAACAAGAAACCTTCTTATGGAGGAACTTATCGCGGAAAAGGTATGTCCACTCCAGGATGTATATCAAAGCGATGCAATGGAGAGATGACACCTCATAGAGAGCGTAGTCAAAGAACTCTACACAAAAGAAAAGGTGGATATCGTATGATTTGTAAGAAAAAATGACTATGTCGGGCTCTCTCCCGATGGAATCATATATAGAGGCGAAGATATCGTCAAAGGACTCGAAGTCAAAGGGCCTCTCCCAAAAAATCTGATAAAGTACTGGATGACTCCAACAAAGATTCCAGAAGAATACTTCTGGCAAGTCGTTCATTACTTCATAGTAATAGACACACTTGAAGAACTCGACTTCGTGATTCACAACCCTGATCCATTCGATAAAAGACTCAGGACTCTTGTCATCACCGTAACGAGAAAAGAGCTTGAGACTCAGATTATGATGGCAAAGGCATCGATCGCTGAATTTCAAGTGAATCTTCAGGAAAAAATAAAGATATTTATAAAAAATATTGAAGATTATAGCGGAAGTATAGAAAAATAACCGATCGGGGAGACGGTTTCGCCCCTTAACTTTACACACATATGACTACCCCAGAAATCACAGAAATCAAAATATTCTCGGTCGAAGAACTCCGAGAAGCAAAGATGCAAGAATTTGAAAATCTCGCAAAAGAATATAAAGATCTTGCTTCGGAATGATTCAAAATCGTCGACATGAAAACATACGACGTAGTGAAAGCATGACAGATCGCTCTCAGAGATAAAAGAACATCCATAGAAGAATCTCGACTCGAATTCACACGAGTGTTGGATAAGCAAAAGAAGGAGGCGATAGAAATCGAGAAAAGCTTGGTCGATAAAATCCTCCCACTTGAGGAAGCTTTGAAGGCGAAAAGAAAAGTATTTGACGACGAAAAAGAACGTATCAAAAGAGAGGAGGAAGAGAAAAAAGCTCTTCGACTTACAGAAAGAGTCAGAGAGCTTGACCTATACTGAGTATCGTATGATCCTGCCTTCATAAAAGACATGAGCGAGGAATGATTCAGAGCTTTTGCAGATGAGTACAAGGTGATATACGAAAAAGAGCAAGAGAGAATCAAAAAAGAAGAGGAAGAGGCTGAGAAGAAAAGACAAGAAGAAGCCGAAGCAATCAGAAAACAGAAAGAGGAGAACGATAAAATTGCCAAGGAACAAGAGGAAAAGGCTAAGGAGCTCGATAGAAGACAAAAAGAGATAGATGATAGGGAGAGAGAACAAAAACATCAGGAAGACGTTAAAAAGGCACAAGAACAGGCGAGAATAGATGAGCAAAATAGAATCGAGAGAGAAAAACAAGAAAAAGAACGTCAGGAGAAGGCTGAAAAAGAGCGCCTGGAGAAGATTGAAAAGTACAAAACATGGCTAAAAGAAAACGGGTGCGAGGATCCTTCAAATCCTGAATTCAAGACAGAAAGAGTTTGAGAGGCGGTGATCCTATGGAAAAAGGTAGGAACATTCGAAATAAATCAATAAAACTTTGATTTTAGGTCATTTTGAATATAATATACAAACAAAATCCATCTTAAATATACGTACTTGGCGGTGCGGAGTAAGGTGGATTTTTATAAAAAAACTTGCAATTCTATTTCATTCACTATACTGAGAATACATCTCGAGTCGTAAGCTTCATTCTGTCACGTCGAGACCATAGAATGAAGCACACGACAAGAGCTAACAAGCTCCCCCAGGTCTCGACAACATGGGGGAGTTTTATTATACACTATGGAAGGATTTATACAGATACATCGCAAGATAATTGAATGGGAATGGTATAGCGATATACCAACAAAAGTACTATTTCTTCACCTCCTTTTCACGGCAAATTATAAAGAGAAAAAGTGGAGATGAAAAACGGTACTTCCATGACAACTTATCACATGAAGAAAATCTCTCTCAGAGACTACGTGACTAACCGAGATGCAAATAAGGACATCACTCAAGAAGCTTGAAAGTACGTGAGAAATAACCAGCAAAACAACCAACGAGTACACCATACTGACACTGAATAACTGGGAGGCATACAACCAGCCAAATAACCAACGAACAACCAACGAACAACCAACGAATAACCAACGAATAACCACTACTAATAAAGATAATAATATAAATAAAGAAATAAATACTACAGCTAAAGCTGTAGCTGAGCAAGCTCAGGAATTCTGAAATAAAGAAATAAATAATATTCTTAAAGCATTAAAAACATCGGTAGGATGCGATACATTCGCAGAGTCAGAAAAACAGCAGAGAATGTACGGAAAACATTTTTTGAATCTCGGGAAAAACATTGGAAAAAAAGAATTCACGAATCGCCTCAAAATAATCCTCCAGGATCCATTCAAGGCAAAGAACAGCAACAAGCTCGCATACCTATACAAAGAAATCAAAAGCTTCATACATTCGCCAATAATTCAGAAAAAAAGCACAGTCGTCTAACTTTTACACCTATGATAATCGATACAACAAAGCCATTATGCTTCATAATTGACCAAGAAGGTGAAAAACACTTCAAAGAAATCACACTGGAGGCCCTGAAAAACGCTCGAAACGATAAATCCGATATAGAGTGCCATGACATCATCCTCACACACTATGACGTGCAAAAGTATGGCGTTTGTGACACGGTCGATAGATTTCTTTACTTCGCAATGCCAAAACAGCCAAAAGAAATACAGATGCGCTTCAAGACTCTCATAAACTTCATGACTAAGAAGCAGAGAGAAGAAGTAAGCTATCAGGCGATCTCGGCATGGATACAAAAACAAAAGGAGGATATATCCTCGAATGGCTAGATTTTACTTTTTTATTTTTACTTTTATGCGCTTTATTTTACATTTTACATACCAAAACTGAACAGAGGACACCCTCGGAGTCGAGTGAGAAACTATCGAAGAAGTACGAGAAAAATCAAGTCAAGAAATGAAAACAAGAGGGATTGACTGGGACAGCCCGCAGGCGAATTTTTGGAGCGAAGAAATCAAATAATTTTCTATTTTTTCACTTTTTTTCTTATGGTAGACAAAGCACTCCACTCGTCCGATTCTGACGAGTGGTACACTCCGCAAGAATTTTTCGACAAATGCTCCAGGGAGGTCGGATGATTCGATCTTGATCCTTGCTCCGATATCACGAACGCAAAATGTCCGAAATTCTTCACGAAAAATGATGACGGACTCCTCCGAGAGTGGTCCGGAAAAGTATTCGTAAATCCTCCATATTCGGAGAATAACTTCGCATATAGAGAGATCGAATGAAAACGGAAAAAGATATACGGATGGATCGAAAAATGCGAGAGAGAGAGAGAGAGTCGAAGTGATATATCTTCTCATCCCCTCTCGCACTGATACAAAAGTCTTTCATGATTTTCTCTATCAGAAAGAATGAGTCGAGCTCCGTTTCATCAAGGGTCGTCTCAAATTCGGAGGAGCGAAAAACTCCGCTCCATTCCCTTCGCTTTTAGCGATATTCCGGCCAAGTAAAAAAGATCCCGATCTTGACTCTGTAGAATCTTTATAATTTTTAACCCCTTTATTTTATGTTCAATTTTATCCTACTCATCTTATTCGTGGCGCTTGGTGCGTGATTTATACTATCATGCTTTCTTGCTTTTATTTATGTCACGATTTTGCTCATCGTACAACTTTATCGATTTATCAAATAACTATCAAATAAGATGAAAGCATACTGACATACTAAAACACTCTTCATCCAATGATGAAAGTATAAGTGGGCATGTAAATATGATCACTGTATAAATTGCCTAAAATGTGACAAAAAGCATAAGTGACGATGATTATGCACAAGTTGTTGGGATAAAGAGAGAGATAAGAATCCCAAACGAAAGGAGATAAAGCATAAAGCATGAATGAAATGGCATGTCATAAATAAACCAAAGAAACCTCGTGAAGAATGGAAGAAGATGTGACCAAAGCCTACTTGATTCGACCAAATACAATATAAGAAAGATTGGTATCGAATGAATAGAGAACCAATACTGCTACTCAGAAAATGAGAATCAAGGAAAAAGAAATGACTCCCATGTATTGAGTATAGAGCACCTAAAAGAACCGTATATCTTCCATTCGATGATCTCATCAAGAATTATAAACAGTTCGAGATGATAAAAAGCTATCTATGAGCCTAAAGATTATAGATAGTGTCGAGGCAAGTTCGCTAACATACGATGCCCGAAAGGGAGTGTTATATACGCGCAATATAATATATGCTACCTCTATGAGTCTCTTGAATCAGTGAGTTCCTTGCCAAAGTTGGACAAATACACCAATACAAAAATCATTATTTTAACCACTTTTAAAATGGAAATACTTTATATACCCTACAGCAAACGCAACAACATTACAGATCCTGATCTCGCATGACTTCTTGATTATCTTGAGAGAGTCATGGGGTGGGAGATCTCGTACACACTAAAAGAAGATCAAGCATTGCATGATATAAGATTTTCATGATGGAGATTAAGAATCTATTCTTACCTATCTTGAAGGTGAGATGTATATCTCAGATATTTAAAGGATTGAGATACTGGAGATCTTCCTGACATTTTTCTTCATGGAATGAGGCTGGACATTTTCTATCGCTCCTATAAAACACTTCTCCCTGTGATAAGGGATTTATATTCTAAGTAATTATTTTTATGCTAATATTTTTTGATATAGAAACTATCCTAGATGAGACTATAAGCCGTAAGGTACTAGAAGTACATAAGGAAAGTATGGAGGCCGAAGGAAAAGATGGCTTTGATTTTATGCCAGAATATCATGAGATACTTACTATTGCTACGTGAGCAATAACAAACGAAGGAATAGTAGTAAAAAATCTCGAAGGATCAGAGTACGAGCAAATAGTAAAATTTTTCGATATTGCAGAAAAAAATCAGCTTTGCGGGTTTAATATAAAGGGCTTCGATATACCTTTTATAGTAAAGCGCGCCTTGCACTATGGTATATCTATACCAAACTCGCTAAAACTTTTCGGAAAAAAGCCCTGGGATATGGAAAATATGATAGATCTATACGAGGTATATAAGCATACAGGATATAAAAGCGGTTCGCTCGATCTTGTATGTAAGTTTCTAGGTATACCTACTCCAAAAAATGGTATAGAATGATCGGAAGTACAGGGAACACACGACGAAGGTAGAGACGAAGAAATACGGGAGTATTGCAAACGAGACGTAGAAGCTACGATATTGGTATACGAAAAATTTAAATCACTTAATTTTATATAATATGCTACAACACTTCTCCCTGTGATAAGGGATTTATATTCTAAATAATACTTATATGAAGCTCAATCCAGATAATACTTACATTCGTGTCGAATACATGGTGTATATCAATAAAACTAAGAAAATAGAACGGAAGATAGATTATACTGATTATGTGATGAGAAGTAATTGGATCAGGAGGGTAGATGATTTCTCTGTGATAAAGAAAAACCTACAAAAAGAATTTAAGACAACAGATATTATCTGGATAGAGAAAATAGAAGTGATATGAAAATGATGAACTGATTGATATATGATAGACTTTGAGAATTTCCTTCATCGTAAATGAAAAACCATCCTTTAACCAACCCGAGAGGGTAGTTTCTATGATAATAAACACCAAAGAAAAATGACGATGCGTATTCGCAGATAAAGAATACAAGAAAGATGATGTCATTGAAGTTTGTCACTATATCATCATCCCTCAAAAAGAAATTGAGATACTCAAAAAAACAAAAATCAACGATTACTGGTTTTGAAAAAATTGAGATAAGGATGATGCTCTCATTTTACTTGGAAATGGTAGCCTATACAATCACTCATCTAATCCGAATATGCTCCCAATAAGCGATCAAGATGGTAATCTATGATTTGTCGCTTGTAAAGATATAGAGATTGGAGAAGAATTGGTATTTGATTACTGATATACGCCACACTTTCACGTAGAGTCGAATCTAAAAATAGTTTGATATAAAAAATCATAAAAGTAAATATATGCGCATCACAACTTCACAGTACAAAGCCATAAAGAACAAGAACAAGATATCCAAAGAAGATATGCAAAAGCTCGCAAAATGAGAGGAGCCAGAAGAATCCGAAGACATGATACAGATGGAAATAGTATCACGCCTCCAGGAGCTCGAGAGTCTCGGGAAGGTGATAAAATATACATCCATACCAAACGAGACGTATACTCCATATAAATCGGTGCGATCACGAAGGATGAGAATGGGATTGAGAAAATGACTCTGCGACCTATTCGTCATCTACAAAGACTTTTATGGGAATAAAAAGCTTCTTTTTCTCGAACTAAAAACGACAAAGAACAGAGCAACCGATGACCAGAAGGCATGGATAGAAGCTCTCACTGGAATAGAAAACGTCACGGTCAAACTGGCAAAGTGAATCCACGAGGCCAGAGCGGTCCTTATAGAAATATTTGCAAAGTACTAAAAAGCGAATAAAATGGGCGTATTCTCCCGAGCGGAGATGAACAAATGCAATCAAAAGAAAAAGTAACAATTACTCTTGAAGTACCTACATACAAGCTCAAAGAGCTCGCAGTCATGGAGAACTGCCACTATAGAACTGTTCAAAAAAATAAAAAGAAATATGTTAAGGTGGTAGTAGTTTCAGGCAAAAATACTCACTACAGATACTTGTCGCCAGAGCTCTCAAGAGTGATTCTTGCAATGGAAGAATATAAAAAGCAATAATCGTTATTTCGGGGAAGAATCTGAGAAGACGAATCCCCGACCATGGAAGGTGGTAATAGGGAACTCCCTCGCATGTCCAAGAACTGTCTGGGAATCAACGACATATTAGTCATGTCGCACCATGAAACCCTCAAAAAGCAATGGAATCTCACGGCTATCTGACAGGGTACGATGCCACGAGAAGGGAATTAACAACACATTTATGATACAAGAAACTATTCGCATCCCACTCTTATCTCACGGAAAAACATGATTCTGAGAGTTTGAGCGTATACAAAAGAAAAAGATAGAGACCCTCGAAAGGGTAAAAGAAAAAGCTTTGCCAGATTGGTACAAGAAAACCATTGGTAAAATAAAGGTAATCGATAGAAGGATGATCAGGGTCGACCAATACTGGACAAGCCAGAAAAGAGAAGTCATCACGATCCTCTTCCTATGGAAGCCAATTGCTCAAATAGATTTTTATTATGCTTAAAATATGAACGTAACATACAGAAAACTCAGTGAACTCACGAAGCTCCAGAACAACCCAAGAAGGATTGAGAAGGAGGACATGGAAAGACTCAAATCATCTGTGGTAATGGATGATTATTCCGTCGTCACTCTCTGGCTGAAGCCCAAGCATTGATATTTCAAGGAGAATGGCTACCAGATGGCAAGCATACAGCTCGTCGCATCGTACCTCAGGATTAAGCAGCTGCAGGTGGAAATCCCATAAGTTGCATTCCAGATAGAAACCATTATAATCCCATATTATTAATAACCGCACTATTATGGACATCACACTCATAAAGGTATCAGAGATCAAGACGAACCCGGATAATCCCCGAACGATCAAGGATGATAAATTCAAGAAGCTTGTTGAGAGTGTGAAATCATTTCCAGAGATGTTGCAGCTTAGGCCTATTGTAGTGAACAAGGAAATGATGGTACTTGGTGGAAATATGAGATTAAAGGCGTGTATTGAAGCAGGAATAAAAGAGGTCCCTATAGTCATTGCAAGTAATCTCACAGAAGACCAAGAGAAAGAGTTTCTTATTAAAGACAACGTATCTGGTGGGGAGTGGGACTGGGACATTTTGGCAAATGAGTGGGATCAAGAAGAACTAGAAGAATGGTGACTTGATGTACAATTTGAAACAGTAGAGCCAGAAGCAGAGGAAGATGACTTCGATGCAATAACACCCGAAGAACCAATTACCGTTTTAGGGGATTTATACGAGATTGGAGAACATAGGTTGCTATGTGGGGATTCTACGGATTCCGACCAAGTTGCAAAGTTGATGAATGGTGAGAAAGCGGATATGATATTTACAGACCCGCCGTATGGCGTGGATTATAAAGGAATAAATAATGATGACAGGGCGGGGTTAAAAGATTTGCTTAACGGTGCGTTTAGTAATTACAAAACTAATACAAAGAGTGGCGGTTCTTTTTATTGCTGCCATTCAGATAAATGCAGTGATATATTTAATGAAGTATTTAGAACTTATTGCCACTTTAGTTGTCAAATAATCTGGGTAAAAGATAGTTTAGTAATGAGCAGAGGTGATTATCACTCTAAACATGAGCCTATTTTTTACGGGTGGATTGAAGGTGGGAGTCATAAATTTGAGGGCGACAGAAAACAAACTACTATTTGGGAGTTTGAAAGACCCAAAAGAAGTGAAGGTCACAGCACAATGAAGCCAGTTGGTTTAGTTGCAAAGGCTGTCAATAATAGTAGTAAGGGAGAAGATTTAATACTTGATTTATTTATCGGTAGTGGCACTACAATGGTCGCATCCCACCAACTAAACCGCAAATGTTACGGAATGGAATTAGACCCAAAATACTGCCAAGTGATAGTTGATAGAATGTTAAAGTTAGACCCGACACTCGAAATAAAGAAAAACGGACAACCTTACGAGGTGCCAGAATTAAACAAGGATTAAACAAGGTGCAAAAGGTAGAACAACCGCACGGAGGCACAGTAAACAGATTTGAGAAAGGCGACCCGCCGGGGCCGGGCGCGCCTAAAAAACTTGTGTCCTCACTCATTGCCCAACTAAAAGAGGAAGGTTACGAGGGTGTGACAAACGGCCAAATTTCGGATATTATCAGTTTGCTTTTGAACTTAGAAAAAGACCGGGTAAAACAATTGGCAGAGGACGCAAAGCAGCCTATATATGTGCAAAGAATTTCCCGGAGGTTAGTAACGGCTACGGATAAAGAAATAGGCGACTTCATTGACAGGCAGTTAGACAGGGCGCACGGGAAACCTAAGCAGGTTAATGAGCATACAGGCAAAGATGGTGAAGCCTTAATCCCTACCATTATAACCGTCCGTTTGCAGTCACAGCCCCCACAAGAGGAATAAATGGGCGCTAACGTATTAAATGTAGACCTTTCCTACAAACAAAGTTTGGCATGGGAATATCTGGAAAACGACCCGGCTATAGAAGAGTTGTTTTACGGCGGTTCGGCAGGAGGCGGGAAAAGCCGTCTCGGTTGTGACTGGCAGATTTACCGACGTTTGATGTATCCAGGCACAAGGGGGTTAATAGGCAGAAAGCAATTCACCGACCTAATGACTACGACATGGAAAACCTTTCAAGAAAGATGGGAAGAAGTTTGGAAGTTCAACGAAATGGGGGTAACATGGCGAAAAGGTGGAGAGAATGAAATATTTTGGTCAAACGGCAGCGAGACAATCTTAAAAGCGCTTTCCTATCAACCGTCAAACCCGAACGCCCACAATTTTGGCTCTTTGGAATTGACAGACGTTTTCATTGATGAAAGCCCGGAGGTTGAGGAGCATATCGTGGACGTAGTAAACAGCAGGATACGTTACAAACTCGATAAAGTCCCTCACGGTATTCCTAAAATGCTGATTACCGGCAACCCTGACCCTGGCTGGACAAAAGCCAGGTACATAAAAGACGATAAGGGCAACCCGGTAATTTTGAGAGACTATCAGGCCGTTGTAAGGTCTTTGCTTAGAGACAACCCCGACCCGGTTTTTAGAGAGGCATACAGGAAGCAGTTAGAAAAACTCCCTTTATTTGAACGCCAAAGACTTTTATACGGTGACTATGACGCTATTTCCAGAACAGGAAACGAGGCTTACTACTCTTTTAATCAGGATTTTCACGTCCGCAAACTACAATACGACCCCGCTATCCCGGTAATGCACCTCACGTTTGACCAAAACGTGGTGCCGTACATTACCCTTTTAGTTGCGCAGTGCGTTTACGAGCAAAGAGAATCAGGCCAAGTTTTAAAAATTAAGATTCTAAAAGAGTACTGCCTAAAGCATCCACGATCAACGACACAATCGTTGTGTGAGGCTTTTTTAATTGATTGGCCCACAGTACAGGGTGTTTACATTTACGGCGATGCAAGCGGAAATAAACGCGATACAAGGGCCGCAAAGTCAGATTATGAGATAGCCTCAAACGTTTTACGGTCTAAAATTAGTAGCAAATCCATGCGGGTGCAAAAAAGTAACCCGGAAATCCGAAAAAGAGTGTTATTTTTGTGTGCAATCTTTGAAGGTAAGATTCCTGGGGTTGAGATTGAGGTGGACGCGGATTGCTATAATCTTATCCAGGATTTACAGCACGTCAAGACCGACGCGAACGGGGGCAAGCTAAAGGAGAAAGTAACCGTCAACGGGGTTACTTACGAAAAGTACGGGCATACGTCCGACGCTTTGGAGTATCTTGTTACAACTGTCCTTCAAAGCGTATTCAAGAATTTTGAGAAACTTTTACAATGACCATACAGGAATCGCTTAACCACCTGCTCAACCTCGCAATAAAAGGCGAACCGTCGTACCACAATGGCTATAAGTGGTCGGAAGATTATTCGGAAGAACTGAAAGCCTACTTCGGAGGGGTGAACCTAAAGAAGTACACCAAACGTTTTGCCCGCCGGGAAAGCGAAGACCTTTTTAAACAGTCTTTGGAAATAACCGCACCCATTCAGGCAAGTTTAGGGGCAATGCTGGAAACGCCATTTGCTAAAGTGGAAAGGTCGAATTACATCAAAGAGGTAACCCTTCCGGGCGACGAAAAAGGTGAAAAAGCGAAGAAGTTTGAAACAGAGTTTTTGAATAAGTTCGGAACAAAAGGGCTTTTCCCGTATACTTTCGAGAGACTTAGATATTGGAATATTTACGACCCCAACTGTTTTGTGGTGGTGGAGTTTAAGGACTTCGACAACGCAAAAACAAACGCCCGAACGTATCCTTTTGAGGTAACGAGCGACATGGCCGTAGATTTTAAATACGATCAAGCCGACTTGCTTTACCTCTGTGTGCTGCAAATGAAGTCTAAAGAAATAACCGGCGGCACAAAAGACTATAAAAGGCTGACCATATAACAAC